GTGGCCTGATCCACCACAAGTTCGCCTGGTCTCGCATTTCCGTCGTATTCAGCCAAGGTAACTTGGGCGTTGTCCTTCATTGCGGCACGTGATATGCCGGTTATGTTGTCGTAGGGTGGGGGTGGATTGGCCATACCTTATTTATGTGGGGCTGTGCAGTTCTCACCGTGCCGGTGAAACCATCCTTGAGCAATGTCTCTACCACAATGATCACAATGTAGCTTGAGTCTTTTTAGGCCAGTTTGTTTTGCGACTGTCTTAGCAATAGCTTCTGCACTTCGTTTAATAGGATTAGCTGCTTTGGCAGCACGGATCAATGCCTTTTGTTCTTCGCTCATCGGCACGCCTTTGTTAGCAGGAATCTTGCCTTTGTTTGCTGCACCTATTCTTGCTGCTCGTTCTGGTGTGCAACCTTTGCCGTACATTGGGTTGTTTTCACCTGATTTTAACTTAGACATTAATGTCCTGTACTCGGGTGTTTGATTCTTAGAGTTTGCCTTGGGTTTACCCTTTTGTGATTTGCTTAGATTCTGTTTGTGCTCATCACTTTTAGGCTTGTCTTTGTGGAAGTCGCTAATCTTCTTTCGACTTTCCTCGGTAGGCACAATGTATCCTGCCACGTTTTGATTGATCCAACGATCGTCATGTAGAACCTTACATCGAGTCAGCACACGAGTTTCCCAGGCCACAGCTTGCTCTTTGGTTTCAAACACTTGACGTATTTCTGTATCAAAGCTGTCTGCACCTGTTTCCTCTATAAGTTGCTGAATTTTAGGGCTGCTAGTAAAGTAATGCTTCCACAAGTCTTCGTGTGGTTCTACTCGATTCGCACAGCGGAATCCGTAATAGACTTTGCCCGAAGGCCGATGTCGGATTAGATAGGTGTAAGGTTTCATATTGTTATTTAGTTTCTCACTGCGATTTCACCTTATAACAATAACATTTTTAGAAAGAAAAGTCAACAAAAAAGGGCCTTGCGGCCCTTTTTGATTTTTGTTTATACACTTGTTTAACACAAGTATATAACCAATCTCACGAAAAGCTAAGATTGGATACGGCTATCTCGCCAACATAATCGCCCGCATTGCCGAAAGACGATGCAGTGTTAGTCAGTTCTATGTAGCCATATCTTGTCATGAAGCTCACGACTGGTTCGAATGTGCTTGGATCCAGCACAACACCACTGCTCATCAACGGAATGTATGGGCAGTAGAATGCAGGAGCGTCAGCTTCCGAACTACCTTTGTAACCAACCAGCACAGGAGTGGTGTCGCTAGCATAGCTATCAACAAACACACGCATAGCGCCGTTCAGTGTACCAACAAACTTGGTGTTTGTAGGAGCTTCAAATGTGCCTTCTGTAGTACGTGCAAATGCGCTAGTTGTAGCACTTTGCAGAACTGTCAGGGCAGCTGAACTAACAACAGCATAGTTACCAGCGCCACGACGTGTACGTTGGGCGATCAGGTTAGCAACACGGTTGATCAACACAGCTAGAGCAGCGTGTTCGTCACCAACGAATGTAGCAGTACCAGAAACAGTAGCTTGGTTGTATGTGAACTCAGTAGCAGCAAGGCTACGCAGGCTCAACAGGATTTCTTGGTCGATCTCAGCTGTAATCTCTTGTGCAAGAGCAGCCATGATCTCAGCTTCAACGTCAATACCGTGCATTGCTTGAGCGTCTTGGGCACTTTCAAATGTCCAACGTGCTTGCAATTTACGTGTCTTGGCTTCAACAGCTTGCTTCAAGATCTGTACGGAAATTTGCTTACCGCCAGTACCTTCCATCGTTGCTGTAGCAGCACCGGTGTAGTTTGTAGCTGTGCTATTCAATGCACCAGGTACTGTGGAGTACGCTGTAGCGATCTTGAATGGGCTCAGGGCCTCTTCACCAGCTTGCACGTTTGTTGCGGCTGCGGATTGGTCAGTCAAGTTCTGGGCATAACGCACACGTAGAGTGTGGATTTGACCAACTGGACCAGTCATTGGCTGAACGCCAACCAGTTCGTTAGCAATAACAGTAGGCATCACACGTCGAATCACGGGAAGAATCACGCGGTTCAGGGTGGCAATGTTGCCTGCTGCTGTTGAACCTGCGGAAGCGTTTTCCTTCAGGTACTTGCGAGTGTTTTCAAGGATAACACCCATGCTGTTGCGCTTGGTTCCATTCAAACCTTCAAGCAGTGCTTCTTTGGTTTCGCCCCAGCGGCTTTCTAGTAGTTCTTGTGACATTTAAGTCTCCTCTATAAAATGATTATAAACCTGCCAGGCGCTTCAAGTCGATCACATTGCTGCGTTCTTCTTGGTGAGTTTCTGGTACAGTTTTATCACCAGTTACTGCGGTGACTTGTTCAGCTATCACCTTGCGGGCTTTGGCTGATCTGTCTTCCAACACTGCTGGTAGATATTTTTCGAAAGCGTTTTTCAGACGACCTGTCTGTACGCTTTCCAGCAAATTACGCATGACTTCGGCTTTTTCCTTGTTTAAGGGACTCAGCAATTCATCCATTGCACTTTGACGTGAGTTGGATTCCTTGATCACACGCATTTCGCGTTCCTTGCGCTCAATGAGGACTTTCGCCTTTTCAGTGAGCTCAATGGCTTCTGCCAATTGACGATCTTTGTTGTCGATTAAGTTATACAGATTGCGAACTTCGGCTTTCTCATTCAAGTGAGTAGCTCCAAATTCAGCAGCGTATGCTTCAAAGATACGACGACCAAAATTGTTCTCGCGAGCAATTTTTACGTCTTCGTGCAATTGTGTAAGTTCTGCCTTCAAATGATGGCTAACAGCTCGAGTCATCTTGGCAGCAGATTCTTTTACGAATCGTGCTTTGAGTTGTTCGAGTTTGCCGCGAGCTTCACGCACCAAACGTACTTTAGTTTCCACTACTTCACGTTTGTCTTGTGCGAATTCTTGAATTTCACGTGCAAGAGCATGCACCACAAACGACTCAAGTTTTTCAAGTCCTTCGCTGTGCATCTTACGGTCTTTACGCAGTTCGCCAATTTCTTCAGCAAGTTTTGTCACCATGAAGCCGTTGAACTTCTGTGCTGACTCTTTCATCTTGCCTTGGAACTTGACGCGATCTTCAACCAATGCACGCTTTTCAGCAGACACCGCTTGAATTTCACTGGCAAGACCTTCTGTTACCATCTTATCTAGGGCTTCGACCATGACTGACTTGTCATGCTCATAGCGTTGTGCGAATTCTTCTCTCAATTCCACACGAACTGATTCACGAGCTTCGTTTAACTTTTGATCCCAAGCTTCGTTGAGTTCTCGGCTAACGTCTTCGTTAATCAGGCCGCTATCTAGCAATGGTTTAATAGCATCAAACATGCCTGGTTCTCCTTAGATTTTAAGATCCCTGATCAGGCGTTTTACTTCCTCTTTCAGGTATCTTTGCACTTTGTCGCCTTGTCCAGACTCGCGAGCCATCGCCAACACTCTATGACCATGCTTCATGTTGAGCAAGCCTTCATAGATAGCTGTGGGATAAGCATTTGGTGCGCTGGGTTGGGCAACCACATCTATAGTGACTATTTCAAAGTCACTTACATGTCCTGTTCTGTCGTCTACATTGCCGCTACCGCGACTAGATACGCCAAGTTTTACACCTGACGTCAACAGAGTCTTTATCAAATTGCCCATTGGAGTAGGCAAAATTTTCAGCTTTCCGCAACCAGCATGTCCATCCATCCACATGTTTTCAACTGTGTGACACACCCGGTCTAGATTGATCTTGAGATCATCTGGATGATCAACTTCGCCCAGGACGGAATTACCTTCTTGAATTTGCTGATTTATAGTGTCAACTGCACGAGAAATTTCTCGTAGAGGATAGATACGCTCATTTGCATTGCGCTTGTCGCCTTCAATACAGATACCTTTGAGGTACAGATGCTTACCACCGTGTTGGTCGGCTTCTTCCAGGACCTGTATGTTGGCCTGGATGAAAGTAAGATCTTCTCTTAGGTATGTTGACGACATTTAATTAACCTCTGCCGCTTGGCAGTGGGCTCTTGTTGTTAACGCCGCTGGCTTGTGTAGTAGTTGGCTTTGGGGCCGCTGTTCTAAATGCGCCTTTGCCTGCGTCTTGTGTTGGTGTTGTACCAAGGTCTTTTACTGTGTTGCGATAAGCAGCTGAGTCATGACTTCCGCCAAGACTTGTGCCTGTGCTTACTGGTTTGGCCATTGCACCACGTGCTCCGCTGTTGGCAGCTACCGTGGACTTTTTGTTGGTTGCGCCTTCTTCAGAAGTAACTGGTTTTGGGGCTGCTTTTAATTGCAGCGCTTCCATCATGCCCATTTCTTCTGTATCGTCCATTTCGATGGCGTCGCCGCCTTCTTCAGGACCAAAATCGTCGCCATCGCCCATGTCGTTGCCGTCGGCCATTAAATTTTCAAAGTCGGCCATCAACTGGTCCAGCTTGTCTTCTAAGTTCATGATGTCGTCTTTGGTGGCTGCTTCGCTGGATCCGCCCATGTCGTCACCCATGTCGTCACCCATGTCATCTCCGCCCATGTCGTCACCCATGTCGTCGCCCATGTCATCATCTTCGCCTTCCATGCTGATATCAGACTCTTCGTCCATTTCAACATTGTCGATAAGATCGTCAGCAGCGTCGCCGCCCATGGCACCTTCTTCGATGTCGTCTTGACTTTCTTCAAGTTCTTCTTGGTCCATCATGTTTTCGTAGATCTCACGGCTTTTGGCCACTACGATGTCATGGAAAAGCTCACGAGCTTTGTGTTCTTCATCATTGATCACGTATTCAATCAATTGTTCAAATCTGTTCATAAGGAAACTCCTATTGGTAAAGTGTGCTGTTATTTACACAGGTGAGATAAAAGCAGTGTTTTAAGTGGCCAAAATGGCCATAAATTGCAAATTGCTTGCAACATTCACACTACAGGTGCTGGTGGAGGTGCGTATTGTTGACGCACCAGTTTGAGTTTTTCTTTGTACTCTACAGTTCTAACATCATTCATTTTTCTCAGCTTGCTGATTTGTCGCAGAGTCAAATGAGTTTTGCGCAGGTCACCCAGTTGTAGCTGGCTGTTGTCCTGCTCTAAGTCCTGATATGCTTCAGGTTCTTTCGACCAAAATTCTTGTAGTATCATGCCAGTATTTATACTGTTGGGGCTGCACCAGCCGGGGTGGCTGGCAAGGCAGCACCAGGAGTAGTAGCAGGAACACCTGGTTCAGCTGGCTCCATGCCAGCCATTTCTTCGCCGGCTGCAATGTCTGTTTCCAGGCCACCAGGTGTAATACCCACGCTACGCAAGTCTTGTCCTGACTGTGTTTGCATTTCAGGATTGTCTCTCTCTTCACGCCACATTTCTTCGTTCTGTTTGATTTCTTCTTCAGTCAAGCCCAAGAAGCGTTCCAGCAAGAATCGCTTGCTCATGTACGGCAGTGGCTCAAGTCCTTGGAATGCTTGAATACGAGTGTTGTCCAGTTCTGATTGACGATAGCTGGCAAAGTTTTGTGGTGCATTGAACTTGATGTTGAACAAGCCGGAGTCAATGTTGAATCCGCGCCATTTTAAAAACATCTTGAATTCGTCGTCTAGTTTTTGACACACTAGAGCTTGCAAACGTTCACAATACTGATTGAATCGGAATTCTTGAATCAGTGCTGTTCCTACTTTGCCGTCGCTGGTAACACGATCACTGTCATCTGGACCTGTGGGCAAGTAGCTTGACGGTACACGCAAGCCACGGGCCATTTTGTTGTTGAAATACTTCAAGTCATCAATTTCGCCCAGATTTTGTCCACCCGGCAGTGTTTCAACACTGCTGCCACGACCGTCTTGTCCTTGTGGGAAGAAGTAGTCTTCGCCTACACTAAGTGGGTTGTAACTAGAGTCCATCATGTTTTGCCCGCCACCTGTTACAGTGGGGATTCTTCGCTGATGCATTTCATTTTTTACACGTTCCACAAACGCCATAGCCAAGTGGCTGGGCATGTTGCCTACGTCAATCTTGAAGATTCGTCGTTCTGGAGCACGTTGCACACGATAGATCAGGATACTGTCTTCCAACAGTTGCTTCTGTTTGAACACCATAAAAATCTGTTCCAGCACACTGCGCCCAAATGGCCAAAATACGTCCAAGCCTTCGTTCAGACTCATGTGTACCACGTGTTTGGCATCAATACAAACTTCGTTCATGGCCTGCATGAAACGACTGTTGGTTGTGCCGCCGCCTGTGCCGCCGTTGGGCATGGTGTAGTTTGCACTGCCACTGATGCTGCCTGTTACAGGATTGGTCATGTAGTCAGTTGTGGTTTTTGCTGCCACGCTGAGATTCTGAAAGTTAGGATTGATGTCACGAATAACATACTGTTCAGGACGCTTGCCTTCAGATTCGTTCACAATAACTCGAGCCAGCTTGCTCATGTCAACCCAGTACATTTCAAATGTTTCTGGATCACGAACAAAAATCTGATCGCCGTACTTGATACAGTTGCGGAACAGTTTGAAAATACGCTGATCCAGTTTGTTCAGTTTGACCCATTGCTGCAACTGCTTGCGAATAATGTCTACTTCGTGATCAGTGGGTTTGTCTTTGTAGTCTACTTCAAATGGTGTGCCGTTTGTTGGATTGGCCTGGGTAGAGAACTCAGCAATGATGTCCAAGCATGCATTGATTTCTGAATCCATGTCCATGTTTTCGTATTGGTTGTAACGCTCAACACGGTTTGGGTGTCCTGAATATACTTCTGGCAATCTCGACGCATAATTTCGAAACACAAAGTCTGCTTGTGCTCCTGAATTGTTGCCGTCGTTTCTGGGGTAGCCGCTGAGTCCAAACTGATTTTTGCCCGATATTGGACTCAGTTGGCCAGACGTGTCTGCCACTTTGAAATATTTTTTCCAAGATTGTTGTTCTGCCATAGTAAGTTATTTACCGTGTTAGTAGCTGGACGCCAGTATCTTTTGTTGTACGTCTACACCAGATTTAGTGGCAGAGATTAGTTCTTGTAGCAAGGCAGCAACACCACTCATGCCGTCTTGATTTTGCATTCTAGCGTTTTCTGACAGTTGTTGGCTCAGTTGTGTCATGGCTGTTTTGAATTCGCTTGTTACTTGACGCATTGCTGAGTCATTTTCAGATGTGCTTTGATTTTTTATTTCTTTTAATTGTTCAGCAATATCATCACCTAACCCCCCAAGTACATCTGTCATGCTCAAACTAACAGGAACAGTACCGTTTTTCAATGGTATAACTGCTTCATCACCGTGCAATGTAGCAGAATATCCTGATTTAGGTCCAGAGAACATGCCACCGTCAGCTGCTGTAACTTCAGAATTTCTAACCATTCCTACAATTTTTGGTGCTCGTCGGCCGACCTGTCCATACCAAGCACTATTAGTTAATCCTTCGGCAGCGCCTTCCGTATCGCCTGCACCTAGTTTTGCAGAAGTATTTTTAAACTTCTTAGGCCATCCAGGTCCCATGTTAAATGTCAAATCAACTAATGCTGCCTGACCCATTGAGTCAAATTTAGAAAATCCTGGAACGTTTGACTCTGCTTGTTTTTTATGTTTTGCATAATCTTTCTCAAACATTGCCATAACTTCTTCTTCGCTGAATTTGCGATTCCATTCAGGCGGCAGTGTTTTTCCGTCACCTATTAAGTGACCTACTCCTACAGTCCACAATCCCAAACTGTCTTTATATGGTTCATATCTTTTACCTTCGTGATCAATGATCATTTTCTTAATGTCATCCTCACTCATTCTGCCCCCACCACCTTTAGACGCAGTTTTTTTAGGTGCTTGCATGTCGTTAGACCCAGTTTTTTCTGCACCTCCGTCTATTCCTCCAGCTGTTTTTTGTTTGGCTGCTCCTAGTGCCACTGGTGCTGCTGCACCTGCTGCAGGTGCAGCAGCTCTTGATACCGCAGGTGCAGCAGGTGATACAGATACAGGAGCAGCACTTACAGGAGCAGCACTTGCAGGAGCAGCTTTTGCAGGAGCTGTTGGTACAGCGGCTGACAAGGGACTGCCAGCTGGTACTGCAGGGTTCTTGTTTAAAATTACTGAACCTGGATTGACTGCTTGTTGTTCAGCTTTTCGTGTATCAAATGCTTTTTGTGCTGCTGCTTTTCTTTCTTCTTTGGTACTTTGGTTGTTTTTAAGTACGTCTTGCGCTGTTTTTTCTGCGGCTCTTGCAGCGTTAGATGATTCTTTTGCAGCTTTTTCAGCAGCTTTTGCTGCCTCTGATTCTTTAGCGTCACCTGGTTTAATACCAAACAACTTGTTAAGGCTATCAACACCTGATGTGGTTGTTTTTGCCAGCACTTCCATGGCCTTGGTTGCTGGAACAATGCCTGCAAACACAAATTCTTCAGTTGCTTTGTTGCCTGCAATCTGTGCTCGACGTAGATCAGTTTGTGCTTGCACTGCATCATCAGCAGCTTTACCACCTGTTGCTCCTTGTTTGGCCTGTTCCTTTGTAGCTTCTATGAGAGCCTTGTTATAATCAGTCAGGCCTGATCGCAGATCAGCAGCAAAGTCTGCTCCAAAATAAGCACCTGCTTTGGCCAATCCAGTCATTGATTTAGCAGTATTACCAGCGGCCTGGCCAATGATAGTGGCACCTTCCCCTGCCGTGGCCAGGCCAGTGCTCATTCTATCAGCCTGAACCATGACTTGACCTTGAGTCACAAGCATGGCTTTTTGTGCTGCCTCAGTGGTAATCATTCCAGTTGATGCGTCACGGAAACCCTGAGCCAATGCTTTGTTTTCCTTAGAAATCATTATATTGGCTAGTTCTAACTGTTTGGCTTCTTCAACTCGACCTTGTGATCTTAGTTCCTGTAGCTTGGCTGCAAATCGTTCTTCACTACGAGCTGCTTCCATTTGATCTTCCATGGCCTTGCGACTTTCGCCAGTGACCTTGCTCAAAGAATCCATTTCTATTAGATATTTTTTGGCACCGTCAGCTAGTTCTGTAGTAGTTTTGTTTTGGCTCAGGCCTACTCTGCTTTGCAGTTTTAGATAGCCCATCATACCAGAATTTACTTGATCAACACTGAGACCCATGTTGAAAAGACCTTCTTGGTACTGCTCCATGCTTTCGCCCATGTCAGCAAACTTTTGTCTACCTTCAAACACGGTTCCTGAAAACAATGCCAAGTCTTTGGAATTTTCTCCAATCAGTTGAACAAACCCATTAAGGTCGTTCATGCTGACTCCAAGTTTCTTAGCATCCTTAAACAAGCCAGTCATACCGTCACTGGCTGCTGCACCCGTCTCAGCTAGACCTTGGTAGCCTTTGTAGAGCTTGTCGCTCATTTCGTTGGCAGCTTGGGTATATTTGCCTAATGCAGCTATGCCGCCCATTACCGCTGCTGCTAGTAAACCCAAAGGACCTCCTAGCAGCAGTAGACCAGCAGCCGCTGCTTGAGCTGCTGTGGTCAACGAATCAACACTGTCGTTGAACGCTGCTGCACCTTTTTTTCCTTGGTACATTGACGATGCAGCTTGACCCATGGCCTTGCCAAGATTGATTACAGCGTCTGCCCCTTTTCCCGAAGCAGCAGTAAAGTTCTTGAGACCAAATTGAGCTGATATTTCAGCATCTTTGAGACGTTCAGCAGTGTTGGCATGTAGTTGCCCGTACAACTTCATTTCCCGATTGACGTCTGCCATTATTTCGGCAAATTCTTGTGCTTCGCGATTTATATCAGCCATGTTTTGTTACCCATAAGTAGAACTATATTTATAGGCACTCTATGACCCAACTTTCTAACCCCTTGCGACAATACTTTAGGCAACCTGCAATTTACCTGCGGCTACCCACTGGTGGCAAGCACTGGCCACCCGGAGCACTGGAAATGACAGTCAACAAAGAATTGCCTGTGCTGCCTATGACTGCCATTGACGAAATCACTTACAGAACACCTGACGGATTGTTCAACGGGCAAGCAGTGGTCAGCGTGATACAAAGCTGTGTGCCCAACATCAAAGATGCTTGGAAAATTCCGCAGCCAGATATCAATGCAATCTTGACTGCTGTGCGAATTGCCAGCTACGGACATGAACTTGAAATTGGAACCAAATGTCCCAACTGCACTCACGAAGATGAGTACAACCTAGACCTGCGAATTGTGTTGGATCAGTTGAAAAGTCCAGATTTTGACGAACCCATGATTCACGGTGATTTGACCATTACTTTCTGCCCCATGAGCTACGAGAGTCAAAATATGACTAATCAAGAGCAGTTCGAAGAACAAAAAATGATGCAACTGCTGCCAACAGCAGACATGGAAGAAAAAGAAAAAATTCAGAGAATGCAAGAAGTCTTGAAAAAGATTACTGAACTTACTCTCAAAGCACTCAAGTGGAGTATTGCCAGCATACGAACTCCTGGTGCCATTGTAAGTGAGCCTGAATTCATTGACGACTTTTTGAAAAACTGCGATCGTGCTTTGTTCAACAAGATACGAGACCGTGTGATTGAACTGCGTCAAAATTCTGAAATCAAACCAATTGGTATCACTTGTACTGAATGCAAACACCAGTATGAACAACCTTTGACTCTGGACATGACAAGTTTTTTCGAACCCGCCTCCTGACCGCTAATGCCGAAGAAATTGCCAACATAGTAGATGGCATGGAGCGGGAGGCTGATAGTATTCGAAATGAAAGTTTAAAAATGTCATGGTACATGCGCGGTGGAATAACTTATGATCAAGTGTTGGCCTTGAGTGCCAGTGAACGCACAATGATTTCAGCCATTATCAAAGACAACTTGGAAACCACAAAAAAATCAAAATTGCCATTTTTCTGATGCAACTAGAAACTGTAACTCAAGACATTCTGCACTGGGTGGAAAACTTTGTAGAAAAGCCACATCCTGCACTAGGAGGTTGGCCTCCGTGTCCGTTTGCAAGACAAGCAAGATTGAATCACAAGGTCAAAGTCATGATTGGCATTGATCCTTACTATGACATGAAGTCCAGAGCCAGTTGGGGCATGGGTGACCACGAAGTAATTGTGTATGCCTACGATCCTGCTGTATGGCTCTACGAACAATTTAGCACTGCACTCCGAGATGCCAATCAGGAATTTTTGTTGAGCAAAGATTTACTGGTGTTGGAAGATCATCCTGCTGACCCAGAAATTGTCAACGGCGTCAGCATGAATCAAGGTACCTATGCACTGGCCATGGTGCAAAGTCTCAGCAAGCTGGATACAGCAGCAGCACAAATGCACCATAAAGGCTTTTACGATTCATGGCCCACAGACTATCTTGAGCTGTTGTTTCAGCATCGAAAGGATCCCAGAGCATGAGTTATCAGTTTGGCAGGATTGATCTAAGCAAGACCAATTACTCAGAAACAGTAGACTGGGAATACATCACCAGTCGAGAACCCGATGTACTGGCCAAACTAGATGATATCTACAGAACCTACTGCATCTACAAACACTTTGCTAGTGTCATGCCCATGTTTCACAGTAGATACAATGATCCTATGGCTGACATCATTGGCTACTATGACAACAAAAAACTAGTTGCATTCAGTCTAATACGCAAATTTGATTTGCACAATGCACAGTGTGATCAGTTTGCATGGACTTACCATCAACCCAAACTACGGCTGGGTATCGAGACAATGAAAACAGAATGTGCAATTTACAAAGCACGAGGGTTTCGATACCTGTATCTTGAGCAAGCACACCTGTACAAATCCAACATGGACGGATTTGAAATACTAGGACCACTGGAGTAAACACATGGACATTTATACAATCTGGGCCAACAAGGCCGGCGACATTTCAGATCTTGAATGGGTCACGGGCATGAAAAGTTTCTTTGATCATTTGATCTCTGAAGGCAAAATGGAGAGCTATAGAATCACACGCTGCAAGATGGGATTCCGCAGCATTGCTGACATGCCTGAATGGATGATCTTGATGGAGTTCACAGGCATGGCCCAAATGGATTCAGCATTTAAACGGGTAGCACCCCTGGAAGGTGAACTCGAAGTCAAACACAAAAGTTTCAATCAGTTTGTGTCAGGTGATATTCAACATGCCTTGTTCAGGGATTGGCCTGATCAATTTTGATCATTTTCCATTCGGGCAATATAGTTTTCCATTCTTGCTTGGCATCATACCAATTGAGAAAAATTTTTAATTTTTCATGTAAAGTCTGATCAAATTTACACGATTGTATTAGTTTTATTAAGCTATCAATGTTTATATGAGACTCAGTCACATGCGGAGACACAGCTAATTTTATGGATGTTTTTAGAATATCAACTACTGCTTGTTCTATTATTTCTGTAGGAACTGCAGACAATGAAAGATAGTCGGGCTCAACTAACACTTCTAGAGAAATAGAAATATCACGTTGAGAACTCCATTCTAATAGATCAACAAGTTTAGATATGGTAAGAGCTTGTAGTGTATGATGAATATAAATATTGCTTGTGCCATAGCAGTCAACATACCTAGATATGTTAGCATCTATAGTTGCCCAGTTACTGCCTCGACGAACATAATCCTGCAATTGATCTATTCCCTCAAGACTTACCACAAAAGAAACACTTTTAAAATGGCTAAGTTTTTTGTGAGTTTCAACAAGATCTTGACTTCCGTTGGTAATGAATACCAAATCAATGTTGGTTGATTTTGAATGATCAGCTGCAAGTAATTCGTCTATTAGAGTTTGATCTAACAACGGTTCACCACCCAACAATTTAATCTGTTTTGGCTGTTGTTCTAAGATTTGTCTTAGGTGTTGATAATTGTTGTTTTTCTTAAACTCAGATCTAATACGAGTCAAATAATCTGGATCCTCGGATAACTTGGCTTTTACCAAAGTATGTTGTTGATTTTTTTTCCAAATAGTATAAATTTTACTACTAGATCCAGGATTACACATTGCACACGCAAAGTTGCAAAGATTACTGCAACGCACATCTGCGGTGACCAATAGATCATTACGGTAATCTTGTTTGTGTTTTATAAATGATGCTACCCAAGATTTATCAAGATTATTGTTATTGTTAGTTACAGTATTATTAATAACTTGTCTTAGACTAACTTGATTGTATTCTTCTTTTTTCCAGCATGAACTACATTCTGGTAGTGGATTACCAGCGGTTAACTGTTGTCTAAGATATTGCACATAGTCTGAATTTAGCCAAGTTGTCAACAAGTCAGAATTCAGACTATAATCAGTTCTTCCAGAATATTGAGTTTTATCATGATCAATGTTACAACACACCATGAATTTCCCATCAGTATGATTTCTTACACTGAACCACGGTGCCGAACAAAAAGTCTTTTTAGAAAATTCCATTACATATTTAAGAGCTGCTGAGCAGCTCAGTTGATTTCGCTTTGCTCATCAACTTAATAGACATAAGAGCAACGCGACTTTAATACTCATCTAGATTAATTGGTCACACTTAGCCCTGACGGGCTAAGAAAAAACACGAGGTTCTCATCTGAGTAGCTCAGTCACACAGCGTTAGATCTACAGTGTACATACAATATGCACACAACACAGGCGGTTGTCCGGTACCTATTCAATCTGTCTTTACAACGGCGGCTTGCAAACATACGCTATCATGCTTGCAAAGCGTGGGGTTATGGTTAATCCCCATCATTGGGCCTTTTTACAATTCTTTTCAAACAGCAAAACCGCGGCAGTTTGCGATCGTCGTCCGGTCAAGGATAGTTGCTGAGTGCTTGCGGCAGCGGCAAGACTTCCATCCCTGCGATCCCTAATCCAGGTCTAGAGCACACGATATTGGCCTGCGCAAGCCTTAACTGCTTAATTGATTAAAGTTTGTTTATTATGTGCGAACCATGTACTCTTACTTGTATATGGCCGTTGTAATAATCTGTTGATTCTAATACTTGTCTGCTGAACTGTTCACGAGCCTCGATGTAACTACATTCTGACTTGGATGCACAGTAGAAAAGTATCTCTCTGGTAAAGTTTTCGGTGCCTAATTGTTCGATGTCTTTTGAAAGTTCCGGGCTTGAACCGTAGTACTCGCGCCAGTCTGAGTCGACCTTGCTGCGAACTTTCTTTTTCTTTTTTATGCCGTTTTTTTGTTTTACTGTCTTGTAAGTTGTTTTTGAGAACTTAGCTAGTTTTTTGCCTATGTACTTGCGTCCAGATAGATTATTTCTGATTAAGTATACAAATCCAACACACTCTTCGGGCAATGTCTCAACTGGGGTGTTTTGATATTGCCAAGTCATGTGTAGTTTTGCGTTGCTGCCTTATGTAGTAGTTAGCATGATTGACGTGCTGATTGTAATTTTGATGCCTATTATGACAACTCAATGTCTGTGTTGTAACTGGTAAAGCCGTTTTCTTTCACGACTTTGAGTATGTTTTCTACTCGCCCTGCAAGTTCATCTCTATGACTCACTAGCCAAATACTTTTGTTGCGTTCGCGGCTCATTTTCTTCAGTAGTGCAAGACTGGATTCAACACCTTGTGTGTCCAAGCCGTTGTCAATCAGTTCGTCAATGAACAGCAAGTTGATGGGGCTGTATAAACTTTCCCAGACATCACGGAACGCCCAGCTCATGCTTAGTATCAATCGATTACGTTCACCACGACTCAGGTTGTCAAAGTCCAGCTCACGGCCAAGTTCTTCGATGCTGACAGTGAGATCGTTCTGAAACTTCACAGTGTGTGGCAAGCCAATCCGATCTAGATAGTGTGTGAGTCGTGCATTGAGATAGCTCAAGTTCTGATCAATAATCTTCTTGCGAACAAAACTGTCCTTGCTGGTCAGTAGCTTGAGCAAGAAGTCCTGATGATCCTGAACACGAGTAAGCTCATTCAATGCATCATACGCAACTGATTGCAATGCCTGCGTGGTCATGTCAGTGATTTGTTCTGAATACGTGTCTACTTCGGCATGCTTGTTTTGAATTTGTACCAGCAAGTTAGCAACTTGTCCACTGTGTTTGATTGCATCAGCTTCTGAATCGTAGTGAGTCTTGGGAACAGGACCCAGTACCTCTACGGTTGTTTCCGCCAGTTGTTCTGCATACGGATCAGCTTCAATTTGTTTAGCGTCAATCTTTTGCTGAATGTTTTCTACTTCGCTGGAATGACGAATTGCTTCTGCTTCGGTTTTGTAATGTGGTACAGGCTGTGTTGCAGCAACAAAAATTTGTTTTGCTCGCAACACATTCCATTCTTCAGTCTTGGCAGCAACGGCTGCCTGTGCATCACTGAGTAATTTTTCTTTGTCAGCAAGTACTGTGGCATGTTGCACGTCATGAAAATCTTGACCACAAGCATAACACTTGTGATCGTTTAGTGTGACAATTTCAGCAGCCAACTTTGAGATCAACACAGATTCTTTGTCAATATCTTTGCCCAGGCGAGCAACTTCTTTATCACGATCTGCTAGTTCTTTTGACTTTGTGATATACTCTGCTAGTGCTTGGTGTGCTTGTAATTCTGCTGCCACATCAAGTTCGCTGATGCTGGCCCTTAGCGTTTCTAAGTCTGCTAGATCTTTACTTTGCTTTTGTTGCCATGCTGTTTGGCGAGCCAACAGTGAATCTCGAGCATCTTGTTGTGTTTTCTTTGTGTTGTAAATTGCCAAGGCCTGGTGAGCTATCAGCTCTTCGGCAATGTTAATCTTGGACAAGTCGTTGTATTGCACAACCAATTGTGCAATGTCACTGTCGTGTTTGGTCTTCCACAAAGTTTGTCTGCGTTTTAAAGTTTCGATCTGTTCTTCGATACGCTTGTTGGCTTCTTGCACAGCTCGTATACGCATTTCTTCTTGAGTAATAGAATCTTTGGTAATCTTGTTGAGGTCTTTGATCTTGTCAGCTCGCTCGCTCAGCAGTGTAATGCCCAGCAACTGCTCGATGATTGCTCGTTGCTCATTGGACTTCAGGCTCAAAAACGGTTCAGTGTAAGTATTCAGTGCCAGAATGTGCTTGAACATATCATGGCTCATGCCAATCACTCGTTCGATAGCATCTTGTGTTTCTCTACTGTCACCCTGTGCATCATCAGAACTTTTGTCTTCGTTGTTGACGTAAAAGCGTAGCACATTGGGCTTGCGGCCTCGTTCAATTCGGTATTCCTGTCCATTGACGCCAAAGTCTAGGCCAACCAACATATTCTTGCCGTTGGTTTTGTTCACAAGATTGTCCTTGCGAATATTGCTTAGAGCATTGCCGTATAGTGCATAGCTTAGTGCATTGATGATTGTGGTTTTGCCT